GTATTTGACCAAGCTGGTCTAAATGCTTCTGCAACAGCAGACTTTACACAAGTTACAATGAACTCGGGCTCTGCTACTACAAACGCTAATATAGATGATGCTTTAGCTACAGTATATGCAAGTGTAACAGGTAGCCATCCAGGATTAGAATATAAAGAGGGTTTTGGATTCTATATGAATAACAAAATGTTCAGCTTTTATTCTCAATTCTTAGCAGGTACAGCTTCAGGACAAGGTATTAATATGTTAGGTTTAACATTAAACCCTGAAGGACTTAGTTACTTAGGACACCCTATTTATAGATGTCCAGGTATGCCAGATGACTGTATAGTTGCTACTTATAAAGACAACTTAGTATTTGGTACTAACTTAGGAACTGACCTAACTGAGGCTCAAATTATCCCTACTTATCAATATGATGGGAGTGATAATGTAAGAGTTGTTATGAACTTCGGTATAGGTGTTCAAACAGGAATAGGTACTGATGGTGTAGTTGGTGTAACATTTTAATATATACCTAAATTAATGGGGGTTGAAATATACCCCCTTTTTATAAACAATATAAAACTAAAATAAAATGGCTTGTAATTTAACACGAGGTTTATTAGTTGACTGCAAAGACCAGATAGGTGGTTTAAAGAAAATATTCTTTACTGAATCTTACTGTTCTGATATTAGAGCAAGTGCTAACTTTAATGCTACTAATGTTTTACAAATGGATACAGCAGGTTTTGCTAATTGGGATATATATGGTGGTAGTACAGTAAATGTATTTCAATACGACTTACGACCTAATCTATCTTCAGTAACAGTAAACATTAATAGTGACCCTGCAACAGGTACTACTTTCTTTGAGCAAACTTTATCTCTTACGTTACAGAAATTAACTGTAGCACAAACAAATGAGTTAAAGTTAATCTCTTATAATCGTTCTCAAGTATTTGTACTAGATAATAATGACAATGTATTCTTATTAGGTATGGATAATGGATGTGATATTTCTGGTGGTACTACTGTAACAGGAGCTGCTAAAGGCGATATGACAGGATATACTTTAGAACTAAGAGCAGAAGAAAAAGACCCATTAATTTGGCTACCTGCAACAGCAGGTGGTGGTACAGCTAAGTACCCATTTGATGGATTGTCTGATGAGGCTTCACTTAATATAGCGGTAGGAACTTAATTAATAAATCGTTACTCAATTAAAATAGGGTTATCTACGGATAGCCCTTTTTTATTAAATAAATTTTATAACAACCAAAATAGTATAAAGTTTTCTTTATAAAAAGTGCAAGTAAAAACGAATTACTTATATTTATATATACTATTAAAAGACAAATATTATGGCTTGGAAAGTTAAAGAACAATATAAAGACTATAAACCATTAAATATGAACTTGGCTTATGGTGAATTAAGACCTCATCAAATAGAAAATTTATCTGATGAAGTAAAAGAGAAGTATTTTGAACAAAATGCTCCTAAACCAAAAAAGAAAAAAAATAAAGTAGAAACAAACCCTTACAATGAGTACACAGACTAAAGTTCCTGATTTTGAAATGTTTGATGAGTATAATGAGAAGTTTGATAAAGCTACAACGCAAGAAGAAAAATTAGAAGTAATAAGAGAGTATCAAGATAAAGTTTATAAAATAGAAGATGTATAAAGTTAATTATGTTCGATTTCCTTTTTTGTTAAGTAGCTCAGCTGATGAGAGTACAATGCCTACAACTTTATTTTTTTATGAAAATATAAATGCTTATGTAGATTTACCATCTTCTACTTATTGGATTGTATTAAAATTTACAGGAAGAAACAACAACTATCAGCGTTCCTGTATAGCGGTACCAACAAATGCAGACTTTTCAAGCCCTGTATATGAAAGTAATTCTAGGTATGTTAAATTTGGAGTGCTAACTTGGATGCCTAAATGGACGGGAACTCAAACAAGTGATATATCATCTAGTAAATATATAGGAAATGTAGTATTGCCCACAAAAGATATTTACGACATTAAGGTTTATTACTCTACTTCTTTACAAATAGATACAGATCATTCTGATGTAACATTAATACCAGAAATAAAGCCTGTGTTATATGTAACTGATGAGAATAGAGATATAGTTACAAATCCTACTGATTGGGCTGATTATTTAAACCCTGTTTTTGTTTCTTATAATTCTTATACAACAAATGATTTAACAGAAGTTGAAATGACTACTGTTGGTAAACCTGCTTCAGCAAGTGTAGATAATAGAGATGTACAATATGGAGTACAAACTTGGACGCCTAATTACAATAATTAATGAAAAAGAAAAATAATACAGAAATATCAGTAATACATTTAGCAGAGTTTAATTTGCCTGAAGTTACTGAAACAGCAAATAAGGATTGGATTCAATTTGGTACAGACAATATGTACCCTCAATATCTACTTGAATTATATAATGGTAGTAGTATAAATAACGCTATTATAAAAGGTGTAGCTGCTATGATTTATGGCGAGGGTTTAGAGGCTACTGATAGACAAGATAGTGAAGAACATAAAGCACAATGGCTAAGGCTTACATCATTATTAGGGCATTCACAGAAAGACCTTTTAAAGTGTCTAGCGTTTGATCTAAAGCTGTTTGGTATGTGTTATGTTAATACGATATGGAACAAGCCTAGAACAAAGATTGTGGAAATGTATCATATCCCTGCACAATATATAAGAAGTGGTAAAGCTGATGGATATGGAAATGTAAATGAATACTACTATTCAGCAGATTGGACTAATACTAGAAAGCACAAACCAAGAACATATAAAGCGTTTGATGAAAAGGACAGAACAAGTGCAAGTCAAGTATTATGTATCAAAGATTATTCGCCTGGAAGTTACTACTATTCTTTACCAGACTATCAAGGTTCAACTTCTTACATTCAATTAGATATGGAAATAGCACAATTTCATTTATCTAATATCAAGTCAGGTATGTTTCCAAGTATGGCTGTAAACTTTGCTAATGGTGTGCCTACAAGAGAGGAAAGAAGAACTATAGAAAGACAGATAAACTCTAAATTTGGCGGTAGTGGTAATGCAGGAAAGATTCTAATTACCTTTAATGATGGAAAAGACACAGCTCCTGAGATAATTCCTATCAATGCTAATGACAATTCTGATAGCTACCAATTTTTATCTACAGAAACTACTCAAAAAGTTTTAACAGGACATAGAGTTACAAGCCCTTTATTATTTGGCGTAAAAGGTGATGGTGGTGGATTTGGTAATAATGCTGATGAACTTAGAGATTCTTACAGCTTATTTAACAATACTGTCATCAGACCGTTCCAGAATACGCTTTTAGATGGATTACAGGACATTTTTAGTATTTGTGATATAAACCTTGACTTATACTTTAAATCGCTTAAACCTGCTGATTTCATTGATATTAGTAATGTAGCTAAAGTAAGTGAAGATGAGCAAGAGAAAGAGGGAATAGACACAGGGGATGAGATAAAGAAAGAATTTACTGAATTATCTGATGACCAGTTTGATATAATATTAAACAATTTAGAGGGGGAGCAAATAAATGAGGATGAATGGGAGGTTGTAGATGAAAGAGAGCAGGGAACAGGTGATGATTATGAGGATTGGGCGAATAGATTAATACAAAAAAGAGAAGATTTTGCAGTAAATGAAATTAAAAGTAATGAAGATAAGTTTAGTTATTTAGATAAGTCTTATTATAGAGTAAGATTTAAATATGCAGTAGGATCAAGAAAAGCTAAAAAAACAGGGCAATCAAGACCATTTTGTGAAAATATGATGAGATTAAGCAGAGGTGGTTTTGTATATAGAATTGAAGATATTGATATAGCAAGTGAAAAGGGAATTAATAAACAATTAGGACACAAGGGCAGGCCATACGATTTATTTAAATTCAAAGGTGGTGTTTACTGTAGACATAAGTGGAATGAGATATTATATAGACTTAAAAAAGGAACTGAATTAAAAGATGGTCAAAGTTTAGATGAGGATTATAATAAAGTAGATAGTATTCCTGCAAGTTATAAAAGAAAACCAAAAGGATTAAGAGAAAGTAAAATAGCTCCTGTAAATATGCCTAATCAAGGTCATTATCCAGGGGTAAAATAAATTAAAATATGGCAATACAACACACACTTTTCATAAGTACGGACAGACTGAAAAAAGATTCAGCTCTTGGTGGAAGCGTAGATGATAATTTACTACTTCCATATATACTAATGGCACAAGATAGGTACATATTACCTGTGCTTGGAACTGATTTAAATAATAAATTAATATCTGATATACAAGGTAGTAGTTTATCAGGAGCATATTTAACGCTTTTACAAACTTACATCCAACCAAGCCTTGTGCAATATTCGTTCGCTACTGTACTACCATTCCTTAGACTTAGAATGGTAAATAATTCTATAGTAACAATGTCAAGTGAACAAGGAAGTAGCGTTTCTCATAGTGATTTAAAACCTTTAATTAATGCAAGTATAGATCAAGCTGAATTTTATAGAGAACGATTGATAGACTATATAAGAAACAAT